ATGTAACGATCATGACTATATCTATCTCAAGACTGAGTCAGTGCCTCTTGTGAACGAGTATCTGCGCATCGTGACTAGAGAACTGTACGCCTGTGTTCACTGTGGTATTGAGATGGTTATTTACGACCTAGACAACCCGATAAAACTGGATAAAGAAGATGCTTAGACTTTTTAGGCCAATCAAACAGGGTGAGTTCTTTGTCGTAGGCGGTGACTGCTCGCAAGGTGGCGCAGATAGCAACTGGGCGCAGTTCATATCAAAAGACAGGGTAGACGTACCACTCGTCCTCGAAATGCCCGGTGTTGCGGCAGACATGACCCCAGTACTCCACCAAATACTCGAATGGCTATACGACAAGACCGGAGTACAGCCGGTGGTTGCCCTAGAGCGTAACATGGGTGGCGCAAGTGAGATGGAGCGACTACGCAAGCTCAATAGGCTCAACAAGTACCGTCTGTACACCTACAAGGGCTTTGGCACAAACAAGGGCGAGCAGGATACAGACCGCCTCGGCTTCGTCACAGACGTAGCATCACGCCCTCGGCTCGTCGGTGATTTGAAAGTAGCGATTGACTCAATGGCGTTGAAGATTTACGACAAGGAAACAGTTGACCAGCTCGGCATGTTCATCATCAACAAGCGTTCAGGCAAGGCAGAAGCAGCCGCTAACGCCCATGATGACGCGGTGATGAGCCTTGGGGTTGCATGGCAGCTATACCAGACCGAGGTAAAAGTATCATTCGACAATCATGACATACCGAAATACCAACCACTAAACTTCACTGTCTAAAGGGGGACTATGGAAGATATATCAAACGAAGTCACAGACAAGTTCTACGAAACATTTAAAAAGGGCGATGTGCTGGGGTATCAGACGGACGGAGTGATTAGCCACTACAAGATCGTGCGGCTCGACAAGCGCCGCAAGATAGTCAAGGTAGTGCCAACCACGCTGTACACCGAGAAAGAGCTAAACGACAAATTAAACGGGGAGGGCGATGGAAGTGAGTAGTCTTGATTTTGGTAAACGAACCAGTCAGGAGTCATACTTTGGTGGCAAGCTCGTCAGTAAGGCGGTGACATATAGCGTGCCAATTCGCGTGCAAACAAAGAGCCAAGCACTCGACGAAATTATAAAAAGCCTCGATGTGGTGACGAGTGGGAAGACCGAAGAAGTCACCCTGAAAATTGAGTGCGATAAAAAACATGGCGGCATACGCTTGATTACGAAAACGTATACAGTCGATGAGTAAATGTGGTATAATTATAGTAGTAAAGACATGCCTCGTCGTAGATTGTCACACAAGGACAATCCTCGGTGGCTATCTATCTCGAACAATCTGAGCTAAAAGACGCCTACACAGAGGCTGAAAAAACACACAAAGACTGGATAAAACCGTTTGACGAGTACGAGCGACTCGCCGGTAACAAAATATCCAAAACCCTTGCTAAGTACATGCCGCGCGTCAACGATGGCTCACTTGCTGCGTCGTTAATCGAAACCCCAATGAACGTACTGCCCTCGATGCAGACGGGTAAGTTCAAAGCAATGACTCATAAAGTCACCTGGCTGAATGAGCTTGCAAACATTATATTCAAGACCAAAATACTTCCAAACGCTAACACTCAGGCGTCATTCTTTGATAAGGAACAAATCGCCCTGTACCGCGCCCTCAAGTACGGTGCACAGCCACGATACAACTTTTTTGTATCAACCGACACCTACACTGGCTCGGACTGGTCACTACCCTACATTCGCAACCTAAAGCTAGAGCCGGGTAAGTTCTCCGTAGAGGACTGCGACTATGTGTTCCTCGACATTTACTTCACTAAACTTCAACTCAAGAAGATTATTGATGATGCCAAAACGGAAGCTAAAGATGCTAAGGCCGAGGGGCGCGAGCCTGATACTTCATGGAACGTAGAGAACCTACAAAAACTCGTCGATATGGCTATGACATCGAAAGAGATGGAAGACCAGAACATCAACGAGCGCGAGAAACAAATCAACGCTTCGGGGATTAAAACAACCGTCTGTTTCCAGCGTGGCGTTGGCGCACCATTCACGATGTTCAGTAAACACCTCGAAGATGGCGAAACACTCCGCGACTGGAAGAACCCAGACCCAACCGGCGACCTCCCTATCACGATGCAGTATTGCTTTGAAACACTTGAAAGCCCCTACGGTATTGGGCGTATCGAACTAGCTGGGCCTACACAGAACGTCCTCGACTTTATGACACAGGCGCATGTACTAGCTACACAGCTTGGTTTAATGCCACCAAAGAAGATTAGCGGTGCGATAGATACTGCTAATTTAAACACGATTGTCAACGCACCAGATGCTAAATGGATCACTGGAAATGCGCAAGTTGACGTAGTAGATACAACCTCAAAGGTGTACTCACAGTTTGGTATGAACTTCGGGCTATACAAATCACAGCTTCAAACGCTCCAGGGGCGAACTGATGGTAGTGTTTCTGCTACTAGCGGTAACCCAGAGTTCAGCAAGACCAGCGCCGGTGTAAACATGCAAGAGGAACGCACCAACGCTCAGGACAACTACCTCAAAAACAAGGCGATGACCGCCAGTGCCAAGATGATTGAAAAGATGATGAACGTCCACATGGCCCAGATGAAAGGTGCGGACATTCTCGACGTGGCCGAAGACGACATCGAACGGCTCACCAAGTCCGGGTACTTTGACGATAACCTCGAAACACCTGAACCATCACTCGGTGAGCTAGAAATACTATACGAAGACCTGAAGGACACATTTAAGTTTGAGTACGACGCCGCACCTGAAGCTGACGATGAAGAAAAAGCTCGATGGCTTGAACTTATCGACATCGCCACAAGTAATCCGAACGTCATGCCAGCCCTTGAAATGAGCGGCTGGAAGTTTGACCTGGGCGAAGCGATGAAGAAAGTAATCGCAGCCAGTGGCGCAGACGGCTGGGAAAAAGTGTTAGTGAAAATTGACCCTGAAAACCAAGCGATGGGCGGTATTGACCCACTCACTGGCGAACCACTCCCACAAGAGGCCCAAATGGGCGGTGAAATGCTACCACCTGAAGAAATGACCTCACCAGAGGCGCTACAAGGGCTAGAAGCACCACAAGACGACATACAACTCATCATGAGCACATACGGCGTTGACGAGCCTACTGCGGCTGCTATTAGCGCTGCCCGCGCACAAGGCTTTGAAGAAGCGGAGATTATCAACTTTTTGCAAGGAAATGAGGCGTAATTATGAACGACGCAGCACTTTACACAGGCGTAGACGGCGAAACCGCTGATGGTATGTTCGGCAACGAAACCCTGCCGGAAGAAACAAAGAAGCGACTCGACGACCAAGCTACGTTACTGAAAGAACTTACCCCGCGCATCCAGGGCATGGTTGATGTGATTGATGAAGAAATAAAACTTGTCATGAGTATCGACAGGTTTGTTAGTGCTGCCACGCAGAAAGAGGAAGACATACGCGCGGAGTTGCAAGCCTCTGCCCTGTACAAAAAGTACCTTGAAACACTCAAGACCAGACTAATCCTAGCACTGAACGAGACAAAACGATGATAGACGACGACGAAATCCAAGAAGCCGAGGCACAGTTCAACCTAGACGAAATGGAGCTGACCACTGGACTTCGTGACGCACGCCAAGAGGGAAACTACCTCATCGGAATTACAGACAAAGGCGTGACGTTCAGGCACAGACTACCAGTCGGGAAGATGTTGACTAAGACGGAAAAAGGAGAATACACGCTCGTAGACTTACGAATGAGCTAGGGGGTAGCGTCAGGTAGCTGAGGACGTAATGTCGGGCTGCCTAACGGTGTTCCCTAGCACCCAGTTCGCCCCTGACAGGGTAGTGGCTCGCCACCAATATAACGGCAGTAATCATAAGGAGAGTACATGGAAGACGAACAGTCAACCGGCGTAGACGTAGCCACAGAGGTTACGACTGCGGAACCAGACCCAATACTAGAGGCCCTATCTAGCGACGAGGAACAGGTGGAGCAAAACACCGATGACCAGTCAACAGATGAGGAAGAAGTTGAGGGTGCTGAGGCAGTGTCCGCTGCTGAGGAATCAACCGAGGAAGAATCAGAGGACTTGCAACCCGAAGATGACCCCAAGGAAATTGCTCGACGGGCATACGAGGAAAGGCAACGCGCACGCGCAGAGCGAGAGGCACGAGTCATGGCAGCAAGCCAAGAGTACGTTTCTCAAGCCGAAGACGATGTAGACCAACGCTTACGAACTATGGAAGCACAAGAGTACAGCCGTAGTATTGAACACGTTGAGAATACGTTGATTAGCGAGTTTGAACGCGCAAAAGCTGACCCTGACCTCCAAATCTTTAATCCCGAAAACCGGGAGTCGTTCAACCCACGAGCGTATGACAAAGCCATGCGTGATTACAACGCTGGCTATATCAACTACGACGCGAACGGCAACATGGTAGGGATTAAAGGCTCACTAATAGAACATCTAAGAGAGACTGCGGAATTACTCAATGGAGCTGTCCGCACTGGTGCTGTTCAACAGGTGAGAGCGACACGAAGTATGCGAAATAACGCAGACACTAAACCAGCCGCTACGCCTAAAGCGCCACAAAAAGACACAATCATGGAGATTCTGAAGTCTGACTAAAAAGGACTAAGACAATGGCACAAAACTATGCATCTGCACATCTAAGCGCCGTTGACGAGCGAGTTTACCTCGAATCGCTAACGATGGATGCGTTTGACTCAAAAGGTATTCGCCTCGACTTCAATGGTCGTAACAGCGTTACTATCTACAATGTAAACACCGTTGCTGAAAGCGACTATGTACGAAGCGGCTTCAGCCGATTTGGTGCACTCGTTGAACTCGGTACTGGCACACAGACACTCACACTGTCACAGGACAAATCATTTAACTTCTCGATTGACCGCGGTAACTACGCTGATAGCCAGATGGTTACAGAAGCTACTAAAGCTATCAAGCGACAGGTTCGTGAAGTATCTGTTCCTGCAACTGACACCTACAACCTCGGCGTATTGACTGCTTACGCAATCGCTAACAGCCAGGGTTCAATCGGTGGTACAGCAGCAGCTTACAACACGATCTACAGCCTGATTCTTGTACAGCAAGCAGCACTGACGGAACTCAAGTACAGCAAACAGGGCCGAACACTTTGGATCACTCCAACCGTTCTTAACCTGTTGAAGCGCGACCCAGAGTTCAAGCAGGACTGCGACACATCATACGCTGATACCAAAAAGGGTATCGTCGGTATGGTTGACGGCATGACGATCAAAGAAGTTCCATCAAGCATGCTTGTTGCGAAGTTCGAGTTCATGATTACCTGTAAAGACGTTGCTGTTGCAGTCAACAAGTTCGACATGGTTCGCACGCTTGACAACGACAAAGACGTTGATGGTTGGATCTGCCAAGGCCGCCGCTACCACGATTGTTTCGTCATGGGACAAAAGGGTACTGGTATCCGAATTAGCACCAAAGCCTAATATAACTAAACATCCCGTTGTTTGAGGACGGAGAAATGGAGACAATAATGTTCGAAAGAGAAGAAAACGGCAACAGCAAAGATGGCTGGTACAAGCACAAAGACACTGGTGCGGTCGTAGAATTGATCAATGACCCAGATCTTGGCACACCATTAACGAATGCTTATATCCGCGCAGGATTTGAGTACGTTGGTGATACCGACCCGCGTAAAGCTGAGGCCGTATCTGAAAAGGAAGACGCTAAGGTTTCCAAAAAATAACTTTAAAGTAAAGGAATAAGCAATGGCTAACCCTACTACCCCATATGTCGGCAAAGATGGCCGCCTATGGATTAACGTAACAGAGAACAAAACTCTGGCAGCTACCGAGTTTGGTTGGGTACAAAACATCATAGCTGATGGTTTGACCCTAACCGCTCCAGCTTCAGCTACAGTTTTGGCTGGCTCTGAATTAACAATCCGCAATGGAGGCGTACCTAAGAGTGGCGCACCTGTTGGAACTGGTGATGATGGAAGCGTTGGCTTCGTACTCACCCCTGCTTCAGGCGACGGCGTAACCGGCAACGGTTTCACTGCTGCTGTCAACAAGGGCGTTACCTACGTCAAAGCTGGCGGTAAGGTCGGTGACGAAATTACCCTCGCTTGTGGTGGTGCTAACACTGCTAAGGCATGGAACGTATCTAAGGTTAGTGGTGCTCTAGCTAACTGGACACGCACAGCTTAGTGATACAGCCTAGAGGGGCGGCTTTATAGCCCCTCACCAAATCTAAGGAATTATATTATGGATAAACGAGCAGACCTACGGCAATACTATCAGGCGGAAGCAAGCAAGCAACTAGCCGACAGGCAACACCAAGAGCGTGCTGCTCAATTAAAATCCCTTGAATCAACAGTGCTACAAGCATTCACAGCGCTGATACGGTTCATGGACGGCAAAACCACTAAAACAGAGGTGGTGAACCAGCTCAAAAGCATATCTACGCCTGATGTCGATAAAGTCGTACAGGCAGTATCAAAATTAGACGCTGATATGCTAGCAAGTAAGCTCGACCTTGCCCCGCTCCTAAAAGCCCTTGACGGAGTAAAGAGTGAATTGGCGCAGATACCAAAAAGTCTACCAGAGTTTGAGCAACGCGACACCGTGAGTGTCAGCAACCTTGACGAAGTGCAGTTTGATACCACAGCACTTGAGAAAGCTATTAAAGGCTTAAAGCTTGACCCAAAGATTGACGTTAAAAGCCCCGTCGTAAATATCGACGCCCCTGACCTATCACCATTACAAGGTGTCATGCTTGACTTACTAAAAGCGGTACAAAAACAGAAGTTTGAAATCCCCGCGTTCCCAAAGATACCTAAAACCGACCTGTCTAAAGTAGAGAAGAAGCTAGACGAAAGCAACAAACACCTCAAAGCCATCTCTGAGAAGAAGTTTGGCGGCGGTGGAGGCGGCGGCGGAAATGGCACGCCGTATACTGACGAGAGCGGCACGCCAAAAAATGTGATTCTAACTGATAATGGGTCAATACCTGTTGAAAATGGCGCTTAAACAACACTGACGC